CCGCCCTCAAGAGAAAATATTTCAAGTACAATACACCAAAGTTTTTGGTTTCGGAACTAGCTACTAACCAGAAACTGGAACTTCGCCGGAACTCGTTTGGGAACTCTTGTACTCTACTGGTCCTTCTACCCATCCCAAGGATACGGTAGGCATTGAACCTGGCAACGGTAAGCTATAGTATAGTGGAAAAGAAAATCAATGATGAAAAATAGAATTAGAATTATCTTCAAAATTCTCTCAATCATTAGATCATATCCCACTTCAACTCTTCTAAGGCTATATTACTACCAGCCCCAGAGATGGCCTTGATGCCCTTATGCATCTTCCACAAAGCTTGTCCTACTCCCGTCAGGCGACCAATCCACGCTCCGACATTTACCCAATCCACATTATGCTCAAACTCTGCGACTGGAGCATTGATACTCATCTCCTCCACCTGAATTAATTCAGTGGGTCGATGAGGCTCCGTTTGTAAGTCGGCTGAGAGTAAGGTAGAGTCACTGGGAGAACCCATGGCCTCTATATGCAAAATGTGTTCAACATTGAGAGTTAGAGCTCCCGCCCCACCTGCTGCACCCACTATATAGAGAGCTATGTTACACCAACCAGGTTGGTTTGGCAAAGTACTATAAGCCCCTGAACTTTGGATATCAGTATACCAATAACTGGCAGGTGATATACGCTTGAAAGGAACTATAAGTGGTTGAGCAACCAAATCGGCCAAAGGGAACTTCTGCACTATCGGCATGTTCGCACATTGCCCTTCATTGATGGGGGGATAACCCAAATAACCAGACAAAGCATTAGTTGAATTGCCTTTAGCTGGAAAATGGACTATCCATACATGCCCTGTGGCCGTTGTTAAAGCCTGCTCACAGGTGATTCTAATACCTCCTCCGGCTACTCTATAATCCGAATAAGCATTCGATAAAGCCGAATAATCTGAGACAGACCCGGAATTGGCACTACTCCAAGACACTGTACCCCCGCTAGTATAACCAGAAGCACCACTTACTGGTGCAAAGTAAGCATATTTTGCCTGAGGCAAAAGTACCAATGTTACTCCGGTTGTATAGGTTGTGTCGTTGGCGAGTTGGAAAGCACTACGAAGCATCAATGCTGCTGTAGGATAATTATAATCATCCGGGATTCGAACTCCCAAGCATTGTTGCAAAAAAGGATTAACATGTACCAGCATGTACTTGGTAATGTTCTTATGACCTTTCTTACTCCGTTTGTTTCCCCCTTTTCGGGCTTTGGAGACAATCGTCAATCCTGACCCTTTTGGCATGACTTTACCGAACATGCCGCGAGCCTCAGCCCGCATGACAGATTTAACGACCTGCCTCGTTTTCTTCACTTTACGATCCGAGTTCTTGTGTCCTGATAATCTCCCGGGCAACACCGAACACCAGTGCTCCCAGTCAACAGCGGTCCATATACCCTTTACCCCGGTCCTCGGCAGACATATGACATAGTAGTAAAAACTACTCCGAGTGAGGAATTCCAGAAAGCCATCAAGATACTTTGTCAACGCTGGCATGACATTCTCCCTAGGTAATCCATTCCGGAACACATGTAACAAATTACACGCACTAATGCCGGGAATACTATTGTAACAAAAGTGTAGCGCCATAGCCCACGCAACACCTGTCCCACCATACCTACTTTGCAGTAAAAAGAAAAACATATGGGCAATCGGATTCATAAGAGCACCAGTAGAAAAATGCTCTATCAATCCAACAACAAGAGAAAGTCCAAAGGCGAGAACAGGAGAATATAAGAAAACCAAATATCGTATCAACTCCTCATAAAAGGGGGCGAAATCCACACCCTTACGCTCAACACTCTCAAACCAACCCTCCCTGTGGGAAGATGTATCCTCAACCTCCTGTTCCATGTCGATCTGACATCCTCTGAAAAACAGCGGATGATCCAATATCATAGGAAAAGAATCTAATGTAACTCCATCAGCCCATTGTTTCAACATAAGGTACTGTACCAGAGTGAAACCGTATCTATCCAGAAAATAAACTATGTCGTCGTCTATTTCATCAATCACCACATCATTGACTGTGTATTGTCGGTCATCTAGGAAAATAGGTAACACGTCGCCCGCTGAACGTATTATGGCCCTCAAAAAGTCACCAAAAATGGGGACATGGCCTGCGACTGGCAACATAGAAATTGCCATACCTAATATCAAGCCCTTCCACTCTCTACGTGGTCGATGCCTTAAATTCCATCCGAACTTAGCCAACTGCCTAAATGGTGCCACGCCCCACTTAAGGGAACCACGGCACGGGTAAAACCAACCCGAACAATATCTCAATTCCTTCCATCCGCGTCGTACCTTGAGCTTGATGGCAAAACCGAGGGCGGCATATAATTGCTCCGCATCAGACAAACTAGGCTCTTCTGAATGAGAAGAAATGTTGTCATCACCATTGTAGCAACCCCCCACCACGGTGGACTTGAAAACGAATTTAGTCAAAGCTATATTTGCAGCACCATTTCCTGTGCTAGTTAAAAACCCCCCTGATTGTCTAGCATGCTCAGACTGGACCACCACACCTTTAGAAGCGGCTTGAAATCCTAGAAAAGATCTGAGCAATTCACTGCTATGAAAAAACCAATGTGGCTTAAAAGGGCACCAATGAAAACATATAAGATACTCCAACCCCTTCAAAAACCAGGCAAAACAGCCATCCCAATTCGTCGCATCTGCTTCCAAAAGCACTAGATGCAAATTGTCCCATACCCATTGACCTATCTCTGTTGCGGTCATGCGTGAAGTCATTTTGTGTTCGGTTGTCGCGAAACAATCCTCTATCCATTTAGCCACAGAGTACATGAACTCTGCAATGGTCATTTGGTAATTGGAATTCATGCAACATATGATACGGGGCTTGAACTTCTCAGCCACCTTACCAACATAAACCTCCATTTTGTTAAAAATATTGTATATCCAGAAATCCCCTCTCAAATCTTCATCAAAGTCTTCTGTAAGACGCCTTCTTCGAGATCCTTTTAGACCTTTGAACCAAACTTCATGGGGAATCAATTTAAAGGGCTTCGTCAACACAGAGGCAAAAAATGCCATAGCGAATATTACAAACCTTGCCACAACTAAATCATCATAAGTCCTATCAAAAACCATTCGAATCCTCAGACCATTATACAGATCATGCACACAACCTTGAGGAATAACACAACTAAAATTTCTAACAATAGTACCGAACACGTCTATCTTCTTCTTCTTCTCACACGGCTCACCATACCAATGTGGACACTTAAGTTTTACACCAGGCAATTGATCAGGCAACTCAACCCCAAATGAGCACGATTTCACAACCTGTATAACACTAGCGGGTGTATACAAGGGATCCTCACCTAATGAGGCAGCTCTATAAAACAGGAGAGTGCCAATAGCACACATTGTGTAAAACAACCATAATCCAACATCTCCAACGTACCAATTTGCAATTCCCCACAAGAAAAAGAAGAAATAGGAAGCTAACCAAACAAAGATATGCATTTCGTGATACCACCACAAAAATTGGACCCACCATTGATCTTGTCCGCCCATAATCCTCTGTCTTAACCAAAGAGTGGCACGAACGATCGGTCGTCGTCTCAAATTCTGTTCCTCGCATTCTTTTACCATGTTAGCAAACTCCAAATCACAGATAAACGATATACAATCTAAATACAGACCTGGCCAAGGCATTCCATATGACCTTATTATCTCGTTAAACAACTTGTTCGCCAGAAAAGAAATATTGAATTGATTCTTAGATCCAAGCGCAAAGTAAACAACTGCCTTACTATGAGCCCTAAGTATACCAATATTGCCTGTATTATGGTGAAAGATTTGCGTCGTTCTGTTTTGGTTCCCCTCGTACCCCACATTATAGCAATCCATTCCGTCTATATAAACAAAATTATCATAAATTTGTCTAGCTATAATTTTCCTATAAGTACCATCTTGATACTTGTGGTTTATCACATAGAAGGTCCCATAGACCTCGTCATTGTCAAAGCGCTCATATTGCATACGACACCTCATCAAAAAATCCTCACTGGTATAAAGAAACACTGGGTGTTGATTTACCATGCCTGACATGACTGGACCTCCATCTCCCGATAACCTATGACTCCCTATAACAAAAGACGAACGCCCTGAATCAAAAGGTTGAACACCTTCATGAACGATCTTCTCTTCTCTAGCA